GTTTTTTAAACCTTTAGACATTAAACCTGCAGAACCAAAGTATTCTTTTAGTTTACTTAATTTACCTGCAACCGTTTGCCCAAACGTACCACCTTTAGTATTATAGAAAGCCCACATAGATGGATCAGGTATATCTAGTTTTTCATATAACTTATCTTTAAACTCATCTTTTTTTCTTCCCGCTTTTTTTACGCCTTTAGTAATAAAGCTACCTTCTTTACCTGTGCCAGCTATTTTAACTGTTAATGGATTTAAAATTTTGTTATCTAATTGTCTAAACACCGCACCTGCTGCAGGATCAATTACTTTATTATACACAGGTCCTAAAAGTTTTTTACCTACCGCACCTGCCACTGGTAACATTGCAATAGCTCCACCAATAGCTGCACCTTCAGCTCCAAACTTTAATTTTTGTTTCATCTTTTCTACAGCTAATTCTTTACCTGTAGCTGATGCAAGATCCGGTGTTTCTGTTATGCCAAGCATGTCAGATAGAACAACGTTCTTAGTTGGTACACTAACTGCAATATCGGTTGCACCACCCAGAGCTCCCCAGTAACCAGCTCTTCTTGCAATCTCTGTACCTTTAGCTCCAATAGTTGGTAAACTAGAAAGTTTAGTAGTTTGTCCGGCTGCTCGTAAAAGAGGAATGGCTCTTCCTATTTTAGATGCAATACCTAGTGGTACACCAAATTGAGTTATGGTTTGAACGATTTGTCCAAGACCTGTTTTAGCTTCTATATTTAAAATGGGAGTTGCCTCAAAGAAAGCGTCTATCTTTCCTGTAAGATCTTTGTCGGTTAACATATCAAAAGGTAATACACCTAATGTAACTAGACCTTGTAGTGCATCACTAATACCACCTACAGGAGCTCTAAATATATCAAGTGCATAATCCCCAATAGTAGTTTCTGCTTGTGGTGCTACAACGTCTTGTTCTTTTTGGAATGCTGCAATTTGGGCTAGTTCTTGCCAATCCATACAACCTCCTATGCCAATACCGATGGCGGTAATATTAAGTTAACTCCATACTTTGTGTTAAAGTTACTGACATCATTTTGTGAATTGATGTAATAAAAATCTTGTAATGCTTCTTTGCTGTTAGCTAACAATTGCACAATATCATTTGTTATTTCTTGTGGCAGTCTACTTCTTAATGTAGCAAAGTCCATAACAGGTACTTCTTTCATTGGCTCTACATTTTCTGCTGCTGTTACTTCTGTTGCTTGAACTTCTTCCATTGGAGTTTTAACCGTTTCTTTTTCTATAGTTTCAGTTATTTCTCCTGTTTCAGGACTTCCAATGTTTCTTTTTACTCTACCACCTTCTGCCATATTTAAACCAGGAATAGTAATTCCTGCTATCTTAGCATACTCTGCGTATTCTTTTATAACTTCTTGAGCTTGAGCTACTTTCTTTTTAGAAGCAGCATCTTTTTTACCACTATGTAATCTTATATCTCTTAAAGCATCTTTGTAATTTATATTGTTAGCTGTTAACATAGCCGTAGCAAACTCTACATTAATATCTTTACCACCTTGTGCACCTTTAATTACAATTTCCCAAGCTTCTAACTCTAGTTCGTTTTTAGTTTTAGTGTTATTTTTATCTGCAAGTTTTTTATTTACATAATTTTTAACTGCAGTTTCTTGTGTATTTAATTTACCATCTTGTAATTCTTTTGCTTTGTAGTTTTTGTATGCAGTAAGTATTAAAGCTTTATCTTGTTTTCGTTCTTCTTTTTTTAATTTAACAGCTTCATCAGCACCTACTTCTAATTTATCTGCAATTGTTCCAGGTGTTTTAATAGCTTTAGCAAGTATTAAAGCTTTCTCACCTTTACTTGTGCCAGTGTCTTTTAATAAATCTTTAAGAATGTCTACTTCACCTTCAATAGCTTCTTTCATAGATGTCTCACCTACAAGTTCATCTAAATTTATTTTTTCGCCTGGTGGAGGTGGTGAAGGTTCATTTTTAAGTTTATAAGCCTTATCTGAAGTCATGGCTCGCATAGCAGCTATTCTAGCTGCTTCGTTTTGATCTGCTAAATCTTCAGAGTTAGATGTTATTTTAATGTCTTCTACTTCTTCAACTGTTTTAGGTCCGTCACTAGTCATAAAACTAATGTTACCACTATTGGGTGCACCTAAATTTAAAAATTCAAAACCTGTTTGATTAGTAAAAAATGGAGATTCTTTTTTTAAAAAAGGTGAAACAAAATCAGGATCTGTAAATCTTTTTCCTAAAAACATTTTAGCAAGACCACTAGGTTCTCCTGAAGCTCTATCGGCTCTTACTTTTTCCATATACTTTTGATAGCCAGTGTTGTTACCTTGACCTACACCAAAATTTAAACCCATAAAACCAGTTTGTGCTTTTACTCTAGGAGTTAATTGAGCTATACCTGTTGCTCCACCTTTTTTAAATGACGGTCTTTTAAAATACATTATCTTCCTCCAAAAATACTACCTAAACCATAAGCGTTTAATCCAGCTGATAAAGCTTGAGATAACGGACCAACTGTTCCTGCTCCGCCCATAGATTGGTTAGTTGTTGTCATTGGTGAACCACTTGCTTGTGATGCAATCCCTGATCCAAATGCTTGAATTCGACTTAATGGTTCATTGTAAGCTAATTGATTTCTTTGTTGTGCCGCATCTAATTGAGCTTGTTGGAAAGCTAAATTTCCTGTACCCGCTGCACCTAATTGTTGCACGCCAGATGCTGATAATGATGGCTGTAATGATGCTAAGTTTCTTTGTTGTTCAAAAGCATTTCCTGCTAATTGACTTGCTTGAGTAAATCCTTGACCTAATAGTTGAGCTTGTAATGCTGCTCTGTTTCTTGCTGCGGTGTTAGCATACTCTGCTTGAGCGATACCTTCACGACCTCCACCGAAAGCTCCAGCGTTAATAGCATTAGCTGCAAGTTGCGGTACACCCATTGCAGTTTGTCTATCAAACTCTGTTAATGTTGTATTAATTACATCTTGTTGATAAGGGGACATAAAAGATTGATAAGCAGTTGGGCCTGAATAGGCTGCCGCTTGATCTAAGAAAGGTTGATATCCTGCAACACCAGTTCCAGTTCCTGCACCAGTCACAGCTCCTGTTGTATCAAATTGTAATTGACCAAGACCAGCTTGTGTGGCTGCTGCTTGTTGGGCTGCTTGAGTTAAAACGTTTTGACCTGCAACCTGTGGTCCAAGTTCCGCAAGTGTTGGTACACCTACCGAGCCCGGAGCTCTACCAACTTGTTGTGTTAATAAATCAATATAATTTTCTTGAGCTGCTTCTATTGCAGGGGATCGTCTTACTGTTTGTGTATAATCTGTTGCCATTATGCTCTACCTACTTTTTCTGCTTGTTTCATTGTGTTGTATAATTTTTTAGATCCTTTTTCAACGTCTCCTCCACCAATACCTCTAACAGCATCAGCAGTCATAACAAATTCGTTTTTACTTAACATAGCTGGTACGTCATCAGCTCGTTCTTTAATTCCTACTGGCACAAAACCACCTTCGTCTCTGTAATCTCTTTCAACTACACCAGCTTTATTTTTTCTTAAATTACCTGTTGGCACATTACTTATACCTCCAACTGATTTAAATGTTTTACCTGTTAATTGAAAAAGCTCCGCATCAAATATAGAAGTGTCTTCGCCTTTACCAAGAGCTTCATCTCTTAAAATTAACAGTTGTGCTACTCTGTTAGCACCACCTTTGTAACCTATTCTTCCGCCTTCAGCTTTCTTTTCTTCAAACATATTATTCACCTCTATTGTACCACCTTGACCATCACCCATCAGAATTATGTTTTCCATATCCATAAAATCTGGATGTAATTTATTAGGCATAATAGTAAGTTCGCCACTCATAGCATCAGAAACTATTACATATTTATTTTTTAAATCTGGATTTCTATCTAAATAAGCAACCAGGCCTTCATTGCCTTGTTGTTCATAAATCATGTTTATCATATCAACTTCTCTATCATCATCATTACCTTTTCTTGTTATGAAACTAGAGTTTTTTTCAGGTGTATTACCTGCTAAAGCAGCTAATCCTGCTCGAGGTGTGCCAGACTCAAGTCCTATTCTTCCACCGTCTTTTTTACCAAGACCTAAACCAATAGTTAATTCTTTTAATACTCTGGCATCGTTAGGGTAAGCACCTGGATTGCTTAAAATTTTGTATAACATTGGCATAGTGTAAGATCTACTAGCTCCACCGCCACCACCAAGTTTTTTAAATAAATATGATTTTTCTGCAGAGTTAAAAGATATACCTGCAGCCATTTCCATATTCTCTTCGTCTTCATCATCACCTGCTTCAACGTCGATTGCCATAATACCTATTTCAGATGGTTCTTCTGGGCTACCTTTTTTAAATCCTATTCTTCCACCGTCTTTTTTACCTGCAAAGAAGTTAGTTAAATAACCTGCGTATTCTTCTTGTTTCTCTGCTTTTTTTAATTCATCATACTCTGCTTCAGTTAAATCTTCATCAACTCCCAGTTCAGCGGCTAGTGCTTTAGCTTCTATATATGAGGCTGAAAAAGCTAAGGCTCCCATTACCGCTGCTTTGTCGATAGAGCCATCTTTATTTGTAAACATAGCCTTACCAAATTTTTTAGTTTGATCTAATACTGCATTACCTATTTGACTAAAATCTTTATTTTTAAAACCTTCTGTAACTGTTTTTATAAATCCTGGATTATTATTAACTACTGTGTCTTTAGTTAATCGACTAGCTACAGGAACAGCGTCAGCTGTAACAGAACTTTCTATTACTTTACTTGCTACAGGTTCTGCGTCAGCTGTTACAAAAGACTCTGACGCAAGTCTTTCAGGTCCGATACTACTCTTAACAGGTTCCGCATCTGCTGTGATTCCTTGAACACCTTCAGTTCCTCGGTTCGAGAAGAACTTACCAAGACCAGTCTCTGTACCTATAGGAGAACTAAATCCTGATGTAAAACCTGATGGTGTAAATGCACCACCTGATGCAAAAGGGTTGCCTTGAAATCCTGCACCACCAATGTATCTTGCAGCTTGTCCACCGCCATAAGTTAATGCACCTCTTTTTAAAGAATCACCAATACTACCAGTTTGATCAAAGCTACCAATACCAGCCATAGCACCTGCAAGAGCAGGGTTAAATGGAGCTACAAAAGGAGCAGCTTTAACTGCTATATCTGCAACTTCATTAGGTATAATTTTTCTTACAAACTTTTTAAGTTTACTTCCTAAGCCAAAATTTTCTCTTGGTGTCACTTGCATAATGCCACCATTTGCTTGTAATTGTCTGTTCATTAAAGATCTAGATATCGCCATAATTTAAATATATTTATACTGTTAAGCAGGCGTAGAAATCCTGTAATATCTTACTTTATTTGATTTTTGTAGGCTCGTCAACAGGTTTGAGGGGGCGACTTCCTTGCCAAAGATCATCTCTAAAACGACCACAATACTGATGCTCTCCAACGTGTGTAATATAATCATTAATATAAGCGTGTACTTTTCCGCCTATATCTCTCCATCTTTGACAAAATCCAAAGTCTTCTCCGTAATATCTTTTAGTTACAGGGTCATGAAGAGTGTCAAATAAATTATACATATTAGGTTGTTTAACTTCTTTACCATTAATAATAGTTGGTTGGAATATTTCTAATTCTGGATATGCTTTAATCATCTTCTCAAATACTTCTCTTTTTATTAATAAACAGCCTGTAGGAGCATGAGTTAATTCAATAACTCCTTTATCACTTTGAATGGTATTAGGGTCTTCAACTTTAACTGGATACGTAAATCCAGCTTTGGCTAAATCATCAGCTTGTTTTATAGCATCTTCTTTTTCATTAAGTCTTCTCCACATCTTATCCCAATTTAAAGTTTTCATTGGATAGGGACATCCAATAAGATCTTTGTCAAAACCTAACATTTTAAAAATAGTGTTTGCTTCAAAATCAATATCAGAGTCTATAAACAATAAGTGAGTATATTTATCTTTATTATCATTTAACATTGCTGCTACACATAGGTTTCTGCCTTGAGTAACTAAGGAAGATTTTAGTAAAGTAAAACTTACCATTATTTTTTTATGCCAGCAGGCTTGTTGAAATTTTAAGAACGCTTGAACAGTGTGCATAGAGACATCACTATGACAAGGAGTACACACCATAATTTTATAAGGTGATACATTTCCAATATTTATTTCTGTTACTTCTGTATCCTTCTCAGGTGTTTTATTAAACCATATGGGTTCATTGTTTTGGCCCGGGGGCGTATTACTTTTTTGCATTAATGGCTCCTTCTAAAAATCTTTTCCAAGACGTAGCCTGTTTAGGCCATCCATAGTATGTGTTTACATATTTTGATTGAGTTTCTAAATGATTATGAATAGGTATTTCATGTAGAGTATTTGCTGCTGCTTCTATACCATAAGCAAATTTTTCTGATAACAATCTATAATTATTATCATATGGAATATACATTGGAAACTCTGCACCTGTTTCAAACAAAGCTCCGTAATTAGTTGTAATACAATATAAACCTGCAGCCATCGATTCTAATAAAGAAATACATGAGGTTTCTTCAAAGATACTTGGATATACATACATATTATATTTATGGATATTTTCACAAATATAGTCATTAGGTTTATATCCAATGTAATTTACATTTTTTAATTCTTTAGCTTGTTCATACAAAGCTGTATAGTTATGATCGTTTTTATCCATAAAGTCTTTGCCATATACTTCACAAGAAGAATAAACATCTAAGGTAATTAATGGATTTTTAACTAACTGCATAGCTCCAAGTAAAACTGCTAATCCCCTCCAAGGAGTATTTTGATGTATGATTTTTATAGGCTGACCTTTTTGATAAGGTAATGCTTTTTTAATATTGTTAATTCCGTTTTTAATAACTACGCATTTGTGTAAAGGCATCCCAAACATCATTCTAAATTTTTCATAATTCCAATGAGAATTAAAAACATACCAATCATACTTGTTATGATTAGCTTTGTTTTTAAACCAAGGATATAAATTAGGTTGATCGTAAGAATTTTTTTGCCAGAGAATATTTACTTTATTAGGATCAAGAGGAACTTTACCAGGAATACTCGTACATATTTGTACTCGATCTAATAGTTCTTTACTTACAAACTTAGTTAGAAAATCTAATTGTAGTTCAGTGCCGCCTTTAGGATTTTGGTTTGTCATTTTTTTGATTCATTACTTTCTGTAAAATATCTAAGCCTTTCGGAGAAACCTCTACTGTAACATCTTGTACAATATCAGGCCCTTCTACTTTCTCGTTAAACGTTTCACCTGTTTTAGTATTACGCCACGTTGTTACTGTAGTGCAATTAATTTTTGTTATATTATCCGTTTTCATTCTCTCTGTTTATTAAAGCATAACTAACTAGGCCCTGTATGGTATTACTACCTGTAGCTGCTTGCACAGTTATAGCATCTCCTGCTTCTAAATTCAAGCCTTGAGGTGAAGCATTTATCTGTGACTTAGCGGGCACATCATCTCGAAAAAATTCATATTCAGTATTTGAATCAGATGAATCTACAAAATTCATATTTACTAGCACACTTGATGATGCATCATTGTTAGCACAATAAACACTTTTAACTATAATTGCTGCAGTGGTAGGACAAGTAAGCACTGTAGCTTTGCTTGTATCAACTTGTTTAAAACCCTGATTTTTATATAGTATTGTCATGATAAGAAATAATTAAATGCATCTTGTTCATTTTTTAAATCTTCCTGAAAAGAAAAATTTAATTGTTGTTTCATAGTTGTTATGGATTCAATAATCTGTCTTTGATTATCGACTTCATATTCTTGTTTAGGCTCAGGTATATAATTACTTAACTTAGCCATTACGCTCTATTTATTTTTCTTAATGTTTTTGCAAACCTAGCTCTTTGACCTAACTTACCTTTAGCTTTAGCTGCTTTATTTAATTTATCTAAAGGTATCTTTTCACCTTTTTTAATATTTAAAGCTTTTCTTAAAGAACCTGGTTTCTTAATTGCTTTTTTAATGTTTAGTCTTTTTGTCATTATCTTCTCCCGTCTGGTTGAGCGTCCATTCTAAAACTACCATAACGCCAAGTTTCACCGGCAGCGTCATTTTCTACTTTAATTGATAGTAATCTTCCTCTCGCTCTAGTATCTACTTTATCAGTAGTTTTTGTTATTGTAAAGGGTCCGAGTGGAGACCCTGTTTGAGTATCAGAAGGAAAATCAGAAATAAACAAAGTTACTTTTGAATTACCAACTAAAAATTTATAGTCAGGCATAAATCTTTTCATAGACATAAAAAATTCTCCATCATCTATATCAAAGTCTCCTGATCTAATAAATGCTGCAATAGCTGTTGTACCAGAACTGTTGACCTGGTCTGTGCCAATTTCATGAGCGTAATACGTTGACGCTCCATACTTATTAGTAACTCCATTAATTAAAGCAGTTACTGGTGTAGTTGTAACTCCATACTCTGTAGCATAAGGTAAATTAAATACACCTTGATCTTGATACGTAGATCGAGCTAGTGAGCTGGTAGTCCAACAGTTTTCTTGATAATTATAAGTAACACATCTATCAATTTGTTCTGATCCTGACTTAGGATAAAACCAATTAACTTCTGTATATAAACTGTTAGGTGATGAATAAACAGTGTCAGCTGCATCGTAATTAATTCCGAGATCACCATTACGTGTAGTAAACACAAAGTCTTCTACTAAACACGGTAAAGCTTTTACTGTTCCATCATACACAAAGAATCCGCCTTCACCTGACATCCAGTATACAGCTCCATTAACATAACTAGCTGCATGTTGAGCAATGCATCCACAGTTGGTGCCGACTTGTCTTACAGAAAAAGTAAAAGGTGGACCAACAAATTGAATAACGTAAGCAGCTAAATCAGTTAAAACAAAAACGTAATCTTTACCTTGAAGAGCTGCGGTAATTTTATTTCCTGTGTCTAGCCTAAACGTTCCTGCAGTATTAGTAGCGGTAGGTGTGTATGTATTAAGATCTTCTTGATTTGAAAATCTTACAAACATCGGATCTTGAGTAGCGGCATTTCCAATAGTTGTTTCTGTTCCGAAATGAAACAGGTGTCTATCTCTATCAGAGACTAAAGTAAATCGGGTAGCTGTTGGATTGGCTGAGGTTGCAAATCCGCTAGTTGTTAATGAAGCTCTTATTGTTCGTGGATTAGTCGCTCCTGCATCCCATGTAAAAGTTTTACCGTTAAATATTGTTGCAACTAATACTTCACCAAAATTATCTAATGACCAGTTACCTGGATCTAGGGTTACATTACTTACCGTTCTTTCTGTTCCCCATGTTGAGTCTCCCCATAAATATGTACCCCATCCATATCCTCTCGTTTGAAAGGTAGGACCGACGATAACATACGGTTGTACCGTAGCTGATCCTGTAGCAGATCCGCCAGGATTAACGGCTACCGTTGGAGCCGTAATTTTAAATGTGTTGGTAGTCACGTCTCTTATTTCAAAAGCGTTCTGAGTAAAAGTATCTGAAGAAGTAAACCCATTTGGCGTAACGGACATTGTATTAAATACGATATATCTTCCATTAGACAATCCATGACTAGTTAAATTAACCGTACAATCGGCTGATCCTTGAACTGTATCAAATGTAGCAGACCCTGATATCTGAGTATCTAAAGGAGTAATGTCATAAAATGCATCTCCATAATAAAGAAATAAACCTTGAGAAGTTCCAATGGCTGTATACTTTTCTCCTTTTAAACTAGTAAAAGCTAATTGTCTTCTGGCTGCTCCTGGTAAAGTTTCTTGAGCCACGGTCAGTTGTTCCCAACCACCTATTTTTTCTGGAGCTGTATATCTAAATCTTACAAAATCCCCATCTACCCACTGACCAGGGAGAGCTGATGGTACACTTTGTTTATTGAAACCTGCTGCAAATTTGACTTTTTTTAATGCCATAAAAGGAGTATACAAAGATTTTAAGCTAAATTCTACTCAATTTTTTATCTGTATTTCCATGTATGAGTCGGCATCTCCAAGCTTTCCAATAGGCATAAAATTCATAGCTATGCAATATCGAGTCTTATTAGATTTGTGAGTGCCTACAATGTGGTACATCTCACTAGGAAAAAATAACACCATGTCTGATACCGGTTTAACCATAATTTCTTTAGTATTATACATATTCCATTTACTAGGTAATACGTTAAATCTTTGATCACTAGTATCTTCAAAAAATATAGATGCAGATTTTTCATCCATCTGTGGATAATAGACTCCACTAAACATACAGTTTCTATGGTTGTGAGGAAAAGAAGATTGACCTTTACTTGTTTTACTAATCCAAGATGTAGTTAATTTAAATTCGTTTTGTCTATATTCAAAAGCTTCATTTTTATATTCTGCAAAAGCATCTAATAATTGTTTTTTTAATTTAGGTAATTTATTTAATACTTGTTTATTGTAAGAAGTGTGAGTTACATGTAAATAATCTTCTGTCTCTTTTTGTGCAGAGTTTTGATAAGCACTAGCTGTTTCTAATTTTTCTAATACTTTTATTGTTTTAGATGTGTCTGTATTACCTAACACTTGAGAATAAATAGCTTTAGAAAACACCGGAGTAATTTTACCTTTCATTGCCACCATGGTCCTTTTTTCCAAATAGCTAATGTTATTCTTTCTCCTTTTGTAACTGGCGTAACTTTGTGTGCCATAAAAGATGGAAATACTAATACTGATCCTGGTTTACTAAATTCTTTTACGTGTAATGGTTCGCCCCACCAGATATATAAATCTCCACCTTCGTATTCTTTTTCAGATAAATTAATTAAAGTTGTAAGTTTAGATGTATAACCTTTGTCAAAAAGCTCACCATCATAGTGCCATTCGTATTGACCTGCTACATTAGCCTTGTAGATATTATGATTTACACAATCAAATCTTGTAAAATTTCTAGTGGTAAAATTAAAAAATTGATTATTAGTGCTATCAATTAAATCTTCAATATTGTTTATAACTTCACAGTTTCTTAAAGTATTTAAATCTAATACTGAAACCTTTGCAGTTTTAACAGCTTTATCAGAAGGTTTATCCTGTAACTTAGGATTAGGGTTTGCTAAAATAAATTTGTTTATCTTTTTTATTTGAGCAGGTTTGTATACATCTTGATACCAATAATAACAAAACTTCATGTGTAATTAATAATTAATTTTATTCCTCTTACATAATTTTGTTGTACAGCCGTTGCATACTTAGAGTTTTCAAATAAAACCATCTTATTATCTTCAGGTTTAATTTTAACTATATCAATACCATTCTCTATAATTAGTTTACCATTGTTAGAATCTAAAAATAAGACCGCTGTTTTACAATCAAAAGATCTGTCTCTCATCAAAGGAGTTTGATGATAAATAACAGCTTCTTTCATAAACAAAACAGCCTTAACTTCAGTTATCATATTAGGTTTTAATTTTTCTAATACAGGAAATATCTCATCAAATAATGGTGAGGTCTTTTCATGCCAATCAAAAAAGGTATGTTGAAAATAATATTTATCTTCAAAACTTTGTTCGTTGTAATAAAACCAGGGGAACGCATTTGATCTAATAGCTTTTTTAATATTATTATATGTATCTTCTTCTAAAAAATTTTTTATTTCTCTAATATTACTGTCCATTCTAACTCCTTTGCTATGCTTTCTAAATGTATAATTTTAACTTTATTTTTAAATATGTATTCATGTAACTCTTTAATATCAATAATCCACCATTGACTTAAAGTTTCTACAACCATTTTATCCGCTTTAGTTCGAGTAGATCCTTTTTTAGCTGTCGTTCCATCTTTCTGAACTTTTAAAGGTCTTACATCAAAACGAAATCTTTCATTATATCTATCTTTTAAAATACCAGACACGTCCCACAATTGCGTTTTACGTGTTCTCTCACTAGGAAACCTAGCGTTACTTAAATGTTTTTTAGCAAATGTTATTGCACTCATTATTACTTTATCCTTTAGCCATTTTTGTATCATACATTCTAATATTAAGCCACCTTAAATTTAAGGTTGCCTGATACTGTGATTCGATAATCATTACTTGTATAAAATGGAAAAACTTGATGTGATTGTTTTGCAGGAAACATAATCATTTTGCCTTCAAAACTTTTATCTACATTTAAAAGATCACAACGTATCTGTCCTGTATAATCTGAATTTAAAAATGCAAACTTTGAAGTATGGTTGTATCTAATATTTGCAGCATCTTCTTCAATTTCACCAAAATATTTTTCTTCTTTTTTTAAATCGTAGGGAATCTTTACAAAGATAACAAATGAATACAAACCTGAATGAGTGTGGGGAGGATTAAATTCATGTTTCTTTTGAAAGTTTACCCATAGATCATCAATATAAAATTTACAATCGTGTGATAAAACATTTATTTGTTGTGTGTGGCCCAAGATTACAGGATTAGATAAACAATCTTTTAGAATAAAATTTTTAAATTCATCACTGATATTATCTATATGATATTCTTTTTTAATGTGGCCAATTAAAGTTTTGGTAGCATCACGAGTAGCTTTGTTAGCAGCTTTCTTTAACCATGCAAATGCTTTCGGTGGAACGACAAAAGGCACAGCTCTATTACCACTTTCAATAATAGGTCTTGCTTTATCCCAATTACTTAACATCACTTCTTTCATACCAAAATACCTGCACTGTTTCTCTGTCTTGTGCTTCACTAGTTACTGCTGATGTACCATGTAATATCTGATTATTATTGATTACACAACAATTGTAAGAAGGAAAAAAAGTATTGATCTGTGGATCTTCCTCTCTTTTATATAAAAACAATCCGCCCCAATTAGGATACCACTCTTTATTCAAATAAATTGTAGCTGCAGCCACTCTATGTCCATCATCATGCATAGGTATATAACTATGTGGAGGCCAACGATAATAATTAACTTGCATACCAAACTTTTTACTAGGAGGAAAAAGTTTACTAAATATTTTTCTTACTTGGTTATATATGCTTAAGTTTTGATCTAAGCTTAAAATTGGAATGTAAGGTGTTCTTCTAATAAACTCTGGCCAATGATAACTTGTCTGCCATCTTTTGTCCTGGACAGTATCTTGAACATAAGTTTTTATTTCTTTAATAAGTTTATTAGGTAAAACATTAGTATGAAAAATAATATTATTCATTAGTTGTAAAATCAAAGTTAATGACTGTTCTTTTGTCATAGTTAATTGGATTGTTACCTGCGTGATAGATATCCCCATCAAAATAAATCGATCTACCTTGTTTGGGCGTAACTCTTTTTATAGTTTTATATCCTTTATTTAAAAAAGTAGGATCACCTTCTTTATATCTTTTATCAAAGAAAAAAGTATCTCCGTCAGAGTCTTCTACGTAATAAATTAAACTTTTATAATTTTTTTCATTTTCTAAATCTACATGAGGATAATTATATTTATCTTTTGTATGACCTGGTTTTTGTAAAGTTCTTCTAATTCTAACTCTTAAAATATCTCGTATAGGTATGTTTAAATCTGGTAAAATAGAATCTATAAAAAGATAATATGCATCTGAATTAACCCCTTTAGGTAGTAGAAATAATGTATGAACATAAGCTGAAGTTAAAGTAATATTTTTATTACCTGGTGTATTAATTTCTTTATCACTTAAAACAGTTTCATAATAAAACCAGGGGAAAGTGTCAGAGTTTAAAATATCTTTTATTTTCTTTTGTTTATCTGGCGGAACTAATTTATTTAATATCTTTATCATATATAGATCCTTTCAATTTATTCTGATCCCAATTTACAGGATGTGTCCAAGAAGACAAGGAGTATTTAGTTCCAGATATTAATGGATAAGCTACGTGTGGATGAGTAACCTGTGAGGGCCAAACAAAACACCATCCTTTTGGTATATCTTTGTTAGTCCATTTCTGTCTTGGAAACTCTACATGACATCCTTCAAAGTCAGTATTTAATTTTACATTTAAAGTAAATTTACTTGTATCATTATGTAGTTTTACATTTTGTCCTTTACGATGATATTTAATAATCATTGGACAAAACCAACCTGAAATATAACTACCTTGAAATTTAGTAAACAACAAAGGAGATATTTTTTCTTTGTATTGTATACAAAAATTTTTAAATAAATCTTTTTCTATATCTGTAAAAAATAATGTGTCCCAAGGACAATTATCTGTTTCACCTTCTGATTGATTGTAGACAATATAAGGGGCAAATTCTTTTTTCTTTTCTTCACAAATAGCCACTAATTCATCACAGAAAGATTCAGTATAGAAAGGAGTTATTAATATATCCTTTACGAATTTATATTTCTTTCCACAGTCGGGGTGTATGCCTTTATTATATATCACAGTCAAAGTTAAAAGAGATTATAGTTTTTAAAGTATTAGTTATTTGAGGCGGAGCTCTATGTTTTACATAAGAAGGAAATACAATAACATCTCCTTCGTATACAGCCGGCATCATAACTTTTTTAGTAACAGGATCTACAAGTTCTGTGCCAATACATTTTTCATTATACTTTACATAATAGACTCCAGTAAATGTACATCCATGAATATGCCAGTGATGGGTATTATCTTTTTTATATTGTTGAAACCAAATATCTTTAAACTGTAGTGTTTTAAAATCCATCTGTGTTAGAAAAGTTTCAAAACTTTTCATAAAACTAGGTAAAAACATTTCTACCCATGAACGACTAGGATCGGTGCTATTGTGAAAATCACATTTATAAATGTCATCCATGTTTACACTATTTTTTTTATCAAAAGGTTCTTGTTTAAAATGTGTTAATAATTTGTTTTTAAACTTTTTATGTTGTTTAAATGGAAACTTAATTAATTTATATTGAATTATTTCTTGCATATAGATGGCATACCCAACCAAATTCTTCCATCGTAGGGTTCTTTATCCTTTCTTTTAACATCATTGTAATGAAAAAACACTTGACCACATTCTCCTTTTGGTAAAGGTTTTCTCCAGTGTTCTAGTTCTTCACCTTTGTAAACTAACATATCACCAGGTTTTAATATAATTTTTTTATCTTCTACATAGATAGGCCATGTTTCTCCACCTAAATTTAAAGTCGTAGAAAATTCACAAGGTATTCTATCTTTGTGTTTAAATAATTCATTACCTTTTTCATATATCCTCGCATAAGAATAAGTAGGCACTAAACTTAAACCTGTAATTTTTTCCATTTTAGGTTTTAACATAACCAGTAAACATTCAAGAGCTGGATCTCCATACACACAATATATTTTTTCTTTAAACATAGGATCGCCAAAAGTTCCATAAGTGGTATCTAGTGCATGTATTAAACATTTTTCTTCTTTTAAAACCCATAACAAGTGTCTTCTAAATCTTAAATAATTAAAAAAATAATGAGCCATATCTTTAGATATAACTTTCTTAATTACTTGGTAATGATCTTTTTTAAAACTCATAGCATTGGTGTCCCGTATTCTATCCACCCAGTTATAATATATTTATCTCCTGATATTGGAGGATTACCTCTGTGAGTGTGAGTAAAACCGGATGGCCAAAGCAATAAAGTATTTCGTTTAGGTTTGAATCTACATTTTTGATATAAAAATTCTGTCTCTCCACCTTCTTTAATATCATTTAAATAAACCATAAAAGCCATAATTCTATTTCTATATTGCATGTTTGTGTTTTCACAATGCCAACTATGATAACCTTCACCAGGTGAAGTTTTTTGTATTTTAATATCAAAGATAGTATGTTTTTGAAAATGATCTAAAATAGAATATTTCTTTGCATAGATAGGATAAATGTCTTTAAAAAAATGATCTATAAAAGGTTTATTAACATAGGGTAGATCTAACATATTATCAAAGAAAGGATCTGAAATTGTTGATACAGCTTTATCTGCAACATCCCATGAACGTAAATTACGTTCACCAACTACTCCTTCTTTTTCACACCGTTTGTAATATTTTAAATATGCATCTACCATTTTTTCTGGCAAAGCATTTTCAAATATAGCAATATGATCTTCTCGTAATGTAGTTTTCATACAAATGGATTACCTCTCATCCAAAGAACTAAAGAGTATCGAGTTCCTTTACTAACTGGTTTAACCATGTGATCTGTATAAGATGGAAATACCACAATCGATCCCTGTTCTCTTACTTCTTTACATTCAATTTTTTCTTTATTAATTTCAAACATAAATTGTCCACCTGTATAATCTTTTTTATCAGATAAAATTAATGACATAGATAACTTTCTAATAGTGCCTGTTTTGTCAGGTTCTTCAAAACTATCTACATGCCAATCATAAAACTGATCTTTACCATACATAGTAAACTGTGGATCTTCTGTTCCACCCAACTGAAAATTCCAACCTGCGTTTTTATTAGCTAAACGTATATAAGGATCACATATATGTCTAACCCAAGGGTCTTTCATAAAAACAATATCTGAATCTCTTAAATTAGAGTTTTTATTTTCCCCTTCATATCCACCCACCATTCCTTTTTGTTTGGGTGCGTTTAAACCTTCATTAATAATAAATTCACACATACCTTTAGGTATGACTTTAGGAAAAAACCAATATGCATATTTAAATATCATTTCAAACCTTTCATAGGTTTGAGTATCACAGATTATTATTGATGTAAATAGATTAGATAGCTTGCCAGTTTAGATCGCCTGCGTGCCAGTAATATGTGTTCGATGTAGCATTGCCTGCATCATCGTATTCTGTAGCTTCCCATCTTTGAGCAGATTCGTTCCACACTGTGCCATAAACAAATGTATTTTCATCTACATTTTGAGTTGTAGGTTTAGCAACTGGTGCTTCCCATAATCCAGTGTCATTATTTAAAGTCCAAGAATCGTGAGGTTGTGGTTCTATGAATCCATCTTTTGCTTCATCCCATGTCCAACCTATAGCTGGCATGTTTTTTCTAAAAGGTGTTCCACCATCTCCGTGAACGTTTCCTGATGTATTGTAAGAACATTGTCTCCAATTTCCACCTAATAAATTTTTACAGTATTGTTCACCAACACTTGAAGTTGGTGCTTCCGCATCATCAACTTTTATTATTCTTACAACTATGTTGTTATTATCAATCTCTGCAAATGTAGCCATTAACTTACCTCTACCGTTCCAGACACTGTGAATATTGCATATTTGTCACCGCCAGGAGTTGTGCCTGTAGTGTTTGTACCTGGAGCAACAGTTAATGAATTTGATGAAGGAACTCTAAAAGTTATTCTTCCAGATCCGCCTCCGCCGCCTGGGCCTCCGCCGTCAGCACCGCCGCCGCCTCCGCCGCCACCGGTGTTACCTTGGCCAGCATTTCCTGATCCGCCAGGTCTGTTTCCGCCATTTCCTCCGCCGCCATTTCCTCCTGGTCCGCCAGAGTTTCCGATGTAGCCGCCTCCGCCGCCACCACCAGCATATGTTGCGTCGCCTGTGCCTGAAATATTTGCGTCAGGTGCTCCAACTCCTCCTGGGCCACCTGTTGATCCGGATCCTGCTGTGGATGCTCCGCCGCCTCCGGCTGTTGAAGATCCGCCATCATTTCCTTCTGCAGGAGTGTAACCACCTTCGTTACCTTCTCCTCCGCCACCGCCAGAGCCACCTTGTTGAGTAGCACTCGGTGTATTAATTTGTCCACCATAACCTCTTCCGCCGCCTGTTGCAGCAAAAGTTCCATCGGCATATCCAAAACTAGAATTTTGTCCTTCAGCTGCTGAAGAAGATCCTCCAGATCCAGATCCGATAGTTACTGTGTATGGTGTGCCTGGAGCCATTGCAACTGTTTCTCCAGATGAAAGAGGAGTTGTACCAAATGATAATCTAAAACCACCAGCACCGCCGCCACCAGCAAGGTCTTTTCCACCCCCGCCGCCTCCGGCTACAACTAAATATTCAACATCAATTGCACCTGCTCCGGCTGTTTCACCGAAACCTCTAGCTGCTGCTGCCCCGAATGATCCTAATATTGGCATAGTCTTTCTCCTCCTAATTTATTACGCAAACTGTGTTTGAGAAGCTAACGCTGTAAACGTAGCTGAACCAGTTTTGATAATAGTGTATGAATAAACATCTAATGAGCTTGCGTTACCAGCACTTGGTGCTGCTCCGCCTTGCCACTCTGGAGTAATTGCTGAACCATCAATAGTAACTGCACTGTTGTAATAAGGAGTTGATCCTTGTTTAACAATGTGAGCTATAGTGATTGATTCGCCTGTGTCCATGATTGAATCTAAAGAGTTTGATCCATCACCTCTAATATTTAATGTCCAGTTAGCTCCTGCATCTGATGTGTAGTTTAAAACTGCTTGAGTTCTTACATCATATTGAATTGTACCAGTAGCTGCTACTGCTGCAGTTGTAACTGTTTCTGCAATAGCTTTCATTGAAGACATGCCATCGTTTTTGATCATGCCGATACCTTTTGCAGATAAAGTTAAATCAATATTTGTGTCGCCTCCTGTTGCAGCGAATGATGGTGAGTTACCAGTTGCTGCGTTGGCTATGCTTAATTCGTTAACAGCTGATCCAATTGTTGTAAATTTAAGTTGTTCATTACCGTTTTCGTCAATGATACCTGTTGCAGTATCCATAGTAATATTCTTACCATTTGCATCTAGGTCTGCTGAAAGTTGTGGTGAAAAGTCAGATGAAAGATCTGTAAACGCTGTGTCAACAACGTTCGTTCCATCTGAATAAATCATTTTAGTGCCTTTGTCAGCTGCCGCCCAAGTTACTCCAGTTCCTGAAGTAGTTTTGAAAGTTACTGTGTAAGCACCAGTAGTAGCATTATCTACTACAAAAGTTTTTTCGATAGAATCAGGGATAACAACGTTAACTGCTCCTCCGATTGTACCTGTTAATTTTAATACTTGGTTTTTTCCGTTTGAAATAGCACCGTTTGAAAAAGTTAAAGTTGCACCTGAAGTGACTCCAACTGCTTCATAACCACCGATTGCTTGTTCTAGAATTAATAAGTTTGTATTTGTGATCTGTCCCCAAGTTCCCGAGTTTTCCCCAGTAGCCTGGACTGTAAGTTTTAAACTAGCTGATGTAGAGTTTGCCATAATTTTTATTCTCCGATTTTACTATTTTATTAAATAATTTATATAGTGTCAAACTATAATTATGCAGCGTTGGTTGAAACTTCCTGCCATCCTGGAGGGTCAACTGGTGCTGTACCAGTATTAACTTCGTTCCAAATCAGTACATTTGTAGCTGTTCCAAGAGACATTGTCAACCCTAATCCTGAAGGGAATGCAACCCCATCTCCTGTTGTAGATACGGTTCCTACATTTGTAAATAAATTAGTTAATCCTGTAATTGTAGGTATAGTAACAGCATCTAAAGTTGCAGTTCCTAATGATAAAGTTGCTGTGAAAATATCATCAGTATCTGGTCTGTATAAACCATCTCCCCAAGTAGATTCGCCCCAAGTTCCATCACTCCAACCCATAGCAGCTAATGGAGCAATATTTGCATCGCCTCTTATATCAAAATTACTAATAGCAGATAAATTCATGGCCATAGCTTGACCAGTAACTTCTGCATCAGGAGCAGGATCAACACCTGAGAAATTTTCTAACATTGACATTGTCAATGTATTTACTTGTTGGTTACCGTAAACTCCAAATCCCCAGTTAGAATTACCCCACGTTACAGCTGATTTAGCAGAAACTTCAGCTATTGTTATATTATCTCCAATCGCTGTTCCTAAAGATACTGACATTGGTAAACTTGAAGCGTTTACAACTGCACTTTCAAAACTTAAACTTATTCCTAGAGGGAAACCAGTTACAATTGGACCTACTTTAATATTTACACTTTCATCGCCTAAAGTTGCAGTTAATGCATTTCCAGTAAGAGTTAAATTAGAATCACCGTCAAAAGAAATACCACCAGAACCTTCAGCTGCAGTTAAAACTTGACCTGTTGGTTGTACCACCATAATAGATGCACCCCAACCTTCAACACCCCAGCCGTCAGAACCCCAACCTGTATTAATTTCGTTATCAATCGAAACATTTGCTAATGTCATTGGTAGAGAGAAATTATTTGCTAGAACTTGACCGCCAATGCCCCAAGCATCTATTCCCCATTCTTTTCTTCCCCAACCTCTATTAGTTTCTGTATCAATTAATTCATCACCTACAGCCATGGACATTGAAATACCGCTTGGTATTACAGTTCCAAAACCATTCCAAACGTTTGAACCCCAAGTATCTCTGCCCCAACCAGTGCTAGAAGTTTGTTCTAATTGACCAATGCCCATAGACATTGCAAGTCCAGTTACTAGTTGATTACCAGTTCCAACTGATCCCCAACTTCCTTCACTCCATGATTCACCACCCCAACCTGAACTAGGAAACACTGCATCCAGTGTTCCTAAAGTCATTGATACGGTTTGGCCTGTTGGAAAAATAAAATTATTTGTATTACCCCAGGAATTATCTCCCCATGCAGCTGATCCCCAGCCTGTACTTGGTGTAGAAGACTCATCTCCAAGAGACATAGGTAAAGAAAATCCACTAGGTTTAAGTGTACTGTTAAGTGATTGCCAACTGTTGTGGCCCCAAGGCAATGCACCCCAAGTATTTTGTGTTATATCAAATATACCACCCATACCTATGCCGTGAACATAACATAGATAATAAAAATCTGTTTGACTCGAAGGTGTTATTTCAACGTATCGAGTTGTTCCTGAATTAAATGTTGCAGTGTTGGTGTAGTTAGCTTGATTACTAGATCCGTCTAAATAATAAGTTACGTTCGCAGAAATTATTCCCGACGTACTAGTGTTAGTCGAAAAAATTAATGGATGATTATCATTAGTTCCATCACTTTGATCAAAACGAAGAGTGGCTCCTGAAACCCAATCAATGGTTCCGGGACCAGTGGCGTTACGGGCACCGTCTAAGTAAAATACGTTACCTGTACCACCGCCGTATAGACTACCGGATGCAACGGTAACTGTGTAAATTTTACTCGCCATAGGAGTTTACCTCCTACTTAACCAGAGATTCTTAAAATCGCCGCTGTTGATGTTGGTGCTGGAAACTGGATTGTAAAAGTTCCTGAAGTAGCTGTTTTATCTGCTCCAAAATCTAAAACTGCAACTGCTGCATTTGTAGTGTCAGAAGATGTGTTGTAGATTAAAGCACCTCTAGCTGTTAACGTTACTCCAGTAAAAGATCTATCTGCGAAGTCTGTTCTTGCAACACCTGCAGTCATAGAAGTTCCTGAG